CGCCTGTCGCGCCAGCCCGCCATATCGGCGGCACTCAATTCGCGTAAAGGCGTAGCTGCTACAGGCTCCCGCCCAATGCGAGCCAGGCGAATCACCTCCTGGCGCCAGCCTTTCTTGTGCGCCGCCACCTCGTCGCTATAGCGCGCCAATAACTCCCCTAGCGACTTGTTCGCCACCTCACCCAGCTTGTGGTTATCGATATCGGCTTCAAGCGCAGTGGCCCAACGCTGCGCCGCCGTTTTCGTCGCAAACGTCTTCGATTTGCGCAAACTCCCCCGCCGAACCTCAGCCCGCCAGCGCCCCTCGCGCTTTCTAATAGTCGCCATCTTGTTCCGCCCTGCGCCGTGGCGCACTTGTGGCGCACCACATGGCGCGCTGATGGCGCACAGAGTAGCAGGTAAACGGGTTTATTTAGTAGCGTTTAGTATTTCAAGGGGGCCAAAACAGCCCATAACTGACTGTTTTTATTGTATTTAGGGGCGTTTGGTGCGGTTTGGTGAAATAGTATGTGGTGCCCCGGAGAGGCGGCGAGTAGTCTTTAAAAAACAATAGCTTACAGGATTTAGGCGCTTTTTCGGCGGCGCGGGTTTGCTTGTTTTTCGGATTCAAAGACGTTTGAGTTGACCCATTCTACAACATCGGCAGCGCGCCAGACAGGGCGCCCGACGCCTTTGTCAGAGGGTAGGCGGCCGGGTGATGGGAAGTTCGGCAGGGTGGCGTAGTAGTTATTGAACCGTGACCTGCTAATGTTGAGGTAGTCGGCAATTTTCCCGGCGTCCCATAGGTCTATTGCGAGGGGGAACCGGGATGTGCCCAGCTTGGCAATGGCGTCGGTGAGTGCTTGAATTTCCGGTGTGTTGCTCATGGGGTGCCTTTTTGATTGCAGCTAGCTTGCCTGTGGTGTTAAGTGGGTTAGGCCGAGGGTGTTGATAAATCTGTCGTCGTCGGCTTTGGTGTTGATGATTTGTTTTTGCCAGCCGATGTCGGCGTTGCTGTAGAGCAGCTCCCATTCGTCGAGTAGTGCGGTGAGGTCTGGGGCGTGGGTTGGGCAGGGTTCGGTTTTTGTCTGGCAGTTTTCGGCGGCGCAGGTTTCGTCGATAATGTCTTGTAGTGCCTGGGCCATTTTTGTGCCGATGGTGATGTAGTCGTTTTCGGTGTTCATGCTGTGCCCTTTGCTTCGTGCGTTTTTGCAATCAGTTTGCCGGTGGCTTTAATGGTTTGCTGTAGCTCGGCGGGGTACTGGTTTGGCTGCAGGCGGTTTATTTGCAGTAGTGTGTTGCGGTTGATTAGTTCGAGGTTGTGGAGCTCTGGATTAGCTTTGTTATCGTCAATGAAGCTAATGCAGTGGCCTGCAGGTATGGGGCCGTGGGCAGCGCGCCAGTTGACGATGTGCAGGTGCTGCCATGTGGTGCTGTCTGTTTTTACTTCTACATAGCCGTCTTTGCTGATGCGTTGTGCGCCAATGGGCCGCAAATTGTGGGGCGTTTGGCCTTTTTTAAAGCTGGTTTTGTTGGGGCCGTTAAGCCCTGCGTTGGGTGCTGGTATGTGGCCTTTTTCAAATTGTCCGTTGCGCCCGGTTAGCCAGCCTTTGCGTTTGCACAGTGCTGTTAGTGCGCCTTGTTTGATATCGGGCCTGGTGAATTTCGCCACAAAGCGCTGGTGCAATGTTTTGCGGGGCAGTGTGCGGTGCTTTTGAATAAAAGCGAGTTCTGCCGGGCTGTAGTTGATTGCGTGGCCTTTCATGTTAATTGCCTGGGTAGGTCGGTTGGTATAACGGTGTCGCCGATGCGTGTTTTTGCGTCGAGCAGTAGGCGGGCGTTGCTGATAATTTCTTTCGATACGCCGGTGATGGCTTTGGCTCGGTCGATTTCGGTGTTGAGTTTTTCGGCATCGATATTTTCTTCACCAAGGCGTTCTATTTGCGCAAACAGGTGGTTATTGAGGTCTGACAGCGTATTTTTCATGCGCTGGTTTGTTCTTTTCTTAATGCTGCCCTGCCGATAGCCCGCAACCATGTGCGCGATGGTGTGGCCGGTGGTGTTTGCTGCACAAGTGTGGCGTAGCGTTGGCCGGGGTTGATGGTGGCAATGCTGTTGGTGGCGGTTTGCAGGTGGCCGAGCAGTACGGGGTTGGCTGCGGTGGCGGGGTGGATTGTGATGTTGCTCATTGGTGTTGCTCCGTAAATTGTTGGTGGTCGCGTTCGGCGCGTTCGGCGCGCTTTGTGATGATTTCTTGTGACTGTTCTTTGTTCATTAGCTGGCTGTCGGGTAAAACACTGAGTTGTAATGTTGGTTCGAGAGATTGGAAATAACGGTCGCAGCCGTCGGTGTTTGGTAGGGCGACTATTGCCGTTGCGTTCGCCAGTATTCGCATTAATTCATTGGCGTCTTCTGGCTCGACTGTGAATTGCTGAAAGCCAATGGTGGCAATAATCATGCTATTTGCTCCGGGTTGTTAGGCCCGTGGGGCCAGAAGAGGTCGCCGGTGTCGGGGTCGATGGTGAATAGGTCGCTGTCGGTTTTGCTGCGCCCGGTGCGGCGGGTTTTACCCCCGGCCCCCCGGCGTGCGATGGCGGTGTTTTGGTCGACTATGCTGTCGGCAATGGGTAGCCAAATACAGAGGCCCAGAAACAGGCAGGCGACGTATTTGATGTGGCCTTGTGCCCATAGCAGGCTGACGGCGTGGGGTGTGGTTTCGGCATTGAGTTTGTTTTTGGCGTGGTCTACGTGGCGGTAAGTGACTTTGCGCGATATGCGCAGGCAGCGCGCCACGTCTTTAATGAGTTTGCCTTCAGCGACTAGCTGAAAGACGTCTTCTTCGCGTGGGGTGAATAGGCCGTGGGTGTTTAGTTGAATGTTCATGGGGTAAAAATAATACACATATATTATATAGTCAACTATTAGCGTAGTTATTTTTCTATATTTATTTGTACCATGATTGGTTTTTATCTTTATTGGGGTGTTTTGTGCGTTTTTTGCCGATAATATTTTTGTGTGTCGTTTTTAGCGCTAGAGCTGGGGGCGACGTGAAAATCAAGCGATTCTTTCAGTCGTCTGGTGGTTATATGAAGGTTTTGCTGGAGGTCGACAGGTCGCTAAAAGTTAAGTGCGCTGTTTATGATAAAAATGATGAGCCGTTGCGCGTTGATACGCAATATGTCAGCCCACCAGTCGATGAGGTTTTGATTCGAACGGGAGATAGCACTGCGTTGTCGGCCAGTGTTAAATACTGGGTTATGGATTGATTTTATAAAGGAACGGAACGCGCTATTTGTGATGCCACCAAATACGAAAGCGATTAACAACGTACCAAATCAGGCCTGCGGTAGTGAATAACGCAGGCATGGCGGATGGCTCACTTTGTGGGTTGCTTGCCAGGACGAATACCCAGGTAAGGCCAATAATGATTACCGATACAGAGATTAGTGTGTGAAGCTTGAACTTTTTGCTTGTCTCCTGAATGGTCTTAACTTGGGTGCCTGCCGCAACAGTCTCACGGGCTTCCGCTATTGGGGCGCCACACTTCGGGCAAGCCTCAGCCTTATCTGAAGCCTGGTGATTACATTCACTGCAATTTATTAATGCCATCTATTCTCTCCTTTTATGGTTATTATTCTGTCATTAAAAAGCCCTGCTATTGCGGGGCTTTTTGGTGTTTGGGTGGTAGTTTTGTGGGTGGCTGCCCGGTATGAGGGTTGATTGTTGTACGGTATTTTAGGGTGACTGCTACTCGTCAATGAAGTCGGGGTAGTAGGTGCTGGCTTTGTATTCGCAATGCGGATTAGTTTTATAAACTAGCTGTTCAAGGAAAATAGAGACGAAGTGAAACAGCGCAGATGGCTCTATGTTGTCCTGGCTAAAGGCTCTTATTGTGTCGATGTAAGAGTGGTCTGACAGGTAGATAGGTTTGTCGATAGTGACCTGGGTGCCGTTGTTGCGAAGCAGTGTTGAGTTCTCGAGAATGCAGATGGCGATGTCAAAGGCGATAACTGCGTTTGGGTTGTGTTCTGGGCCAGCTAGCTGCGTGCCATCTTTAAGCAGGGCGCTTTTAATGGGTTGCTTGGCTAAAAACCAGACAATAAAGTTGGCCGCTTTTTTGAATGTGCTGGCCTTGGCTGCGCCGCCCTCGTAGGGGAAGTTGTTGGTGTAGTTTGATATGGTCTCGAACAGTGCGTCGCTGTCTACAGATATGATGGCGTCGGGGTCTACTGCTTTACCGAAAGCGCTGATGTGCGTTAATAGATTATTGTAGTCGTCAAAGGGTTTCTCGTTGTAGATCATTTTTTTCAATCCATAAAAAACCCCCGCGTAGAAGGCGAGGGCTGGTTGCGGTACTGCTTAAGAGGTGGCTGTTAGTGATGCCTTTGCCAGGCGTGAGGCGCGCATTGCGATCTCGTCGGTGGTTCTGGTTTTTATTTGACCGGTGGCGTTGGTTGTGCCTAGTGATCTGGCTGGTACTTTTGCCTTTATGGCTTTTCCGTAATCGTCTGTTTTGACGTTGGCCTCAATAAGATTGTCAAAAACAACCTCTCTGTTGTCGGCGTTCACGATATCTCTCCTTTTTTCTGCAGTTGTCCCGCTTTGTGTTTTAAGTGTTGCCCAAAATTGGGCGCGGATTCTATTGAGTTAGTTTGGTTGTGTCAAGGTGTAAGCATGCTCTTGCGTAACTATAGCATAGTTAATGGGGCGGTAAAGTGACGCTGGGTCACACCTGTCGTTTGCTGGGCGAGACTATAAGGGTGACGGGTTGCAGGCGTGTAACGTTGATTTTTTGCACGGTCATGGCGGGGTGTTGGTCGTTTATGCTGCCGAAGGTGTATTCGTCGTCGTGGGTATAGCGTAGTTCTTTGATCATGCAAAGGCCGTCGGTGGTGCAGGCGACGACATATTCGCCCTGGTGTACGGGGCTGTTGGGCTCGATAACAACAAACCAGCCGTTTTTGATGGTAGGGGCCATGCTGTCGCCGCGCACGCGCAGGGCGTAGGCGTCCGGGTCTTTTGACGAGGCAATGATAAAGCCGTCGCCGTGTTGTAGGTGGCCAAGGTCGTCCCAGTAGCCTTCTGGCCCGGCCTGGGCGTTGCCGACGATGGGGATTTGGTCTGGCGCTTTTACCGGATGAGAGTTGTAGTGGCCTTCTGCGTCTGCCACGCCGGCTGACGCCTTGTTTTCAGGGTTACCAGAAAGCCATTCAGCGGTGACATCGAGAGCTATGGCGAGAGCGACGATGTGAATCGAGTTTTGCTGGTCGCCCCTTTCTATTTGACTAATTGATCCCTGTTTGACGCGGGACGCCTCTGCTAGCTGGCTCTGTGTCCAGTTTTTGGCTTTTCTCGCAGCCCGTAATCGCTCACCCATGCTCATGCGCGGATACTACTAGCGCGGTAGTACTCCTGCAAACTACTAGTATAGTGCTTGACGGCTATAATAATGTCTGTGTAGTATTGCAGGTCAAGAGGATTTGTTATGTCGAAAGAGTTGGTAGCACGCTGTGCTGGCGTAGCGGGTAGCCAGGTTGAGTTGGTTGAAAAAATGAAGCCACACCTACCTGAGAGGCTAGCGAAATCATTTAAGCAAGGCCATGTGTCGAACTGGATACATTTGGAGCGGAAAAGCCCTGTGCCGCCGGGTGAGTACGTTATGGCTATGGTTAAAGCTGTTGATGGGGTTGTGCAGGCCCATGAGCTTCGCCCTGATCTGTATCCAGAGCCCAGCAAGTCTGTCGCATAAATCATTAATTGCCTGTTCATAACTTGATTATGACCGGGCTTTTTTTTGGGTTAACGGGGCAAAAATACCCCTTTACGAGTCCAGCGCTATTTACTTGTTAGGTGTTTAGCTGCGAGGTAAAGCAAAACAAATGTACTTTTTGAGAATGTTCTTTTGATGGTATTTGTCTTTAAGTTTTGCGGCCATGAGCCCTTCGTAAACGGTGGGCGGTACCTGGAGGTATTTCTCGTGCCCTCCGTCGTTAAAGCTAAGTTCAAGCTCTTGTTTTATTGCGTTGTAACGGACGGCTTTGAGGAATTGAGATGATACATATTTCCAGCCCTGCGCTCCCATCAGATTACACCTCGAATATGACTGATCAGGAAATATTAAAGCATTTTGGTGAAACGTGTTGTTTTGTGGCTGAAAGAGGTCGGCCACTAATGTTGGATGCAGTATTTCTTGAGCTGCTTGCACGCGCAGGCATAAAGAACGTTAACAATAAAAAACAGGGAGCAAGTCATGAGTAAGTTTGCAACAAATAACGGCCATTCACCTTTCTACCGGCGCATTGGTTATTTGCTGGTGCTGTTGTCGGCACTGGTGATGTGGTTGGTTATTACAGTTGGCTTTGGTGTTGCGCTGGTGTATTCGAACCGGGCGCAGGCGCTTGAGGCTGATTATGCCGACCCCTGGTGTGCGGCGCAGGGTGGTGTGGCTGAGAAGGCGCTGGCTGACCGCACGCGGGTTGACTGCTTGCTGCCGGGCTTTGCGGTTGAGGTTGATTACGCGCACAAGTGGGCGGAGGCGATGGGGCAGGCTTTGCATTATGGCCGTATGACTGACCGTATGCCGGGTGTGATGTTGATTTTAAAAAAGCCGGCTGATGCGCGTTATGTGCGTCGGTTAAATGCCGATGCCGAGCACTGGGGTTTGCCGTTGTTTGTTTGGACGGTGAAGGCTTATGCGCCGGGGCAAGAATAAACGCGGGAGCGAGCCTCCTTCAACCTGGCGACGGCCCCAGGTGATTGCGCAATGGCTAGCTGGGTGCGCCCGCATGCATAACGCCCCGGCAATGGAAGCCCTGCTCGCGTTAAAAAAACAGGGGTAATTGCGCAAGGCCGTGTTTTTAATCAATCAATAAATGATGAATAAGGATTGTTATGACGGATTCTAAAAATGAGTCGTGGGCAGGTATTGAGCAGCGCATAAAGGCTAAAAGCCTAGCTCAGCCGGGCACTATGTTGGCGGCTATTACAGCATGGGAGGCTGTTGGTGACTTTGCCCGTGCTCGCACTGTGCAGGCGCTGTTGAGTGAACAAGCATGAGTTGGGGTGAGTACCGCCGGTTGCGTTTGCTGGGTTTGAGCCGGGCTGAGATTGCGTGTGGTTTGTACCGCACGGGGCCGTGGTTTGAGTCGGTTGGTGGGGTGGATGATGAGTGATGAGCGCTTCGAAGACCCGCACGATATGAGTGTCGATGAAATACTCGCACAGCGTGGCGAGCGTTATGGTTTGTTTGCTGAGCATGCCCGTATTACCCAGAGCATTAAACGGGCGATGGTTGATAGCCCTAACTGGGCAACGCTGAGCGACGATAAAAAAGAGTGCCTTGAAATGGTCGCTCACAAGATGGGCCGCATTCTCAATGGCGACCCTGAGTACCTTGATAGCTGGGACGATATAGAGGGTTATACGAAGTTGGTGTCTAAGATTTTGCGGGGGCAGGGGCAGTGAGCGGTTGTGAGGTTGTAGGGGTTGCATCGCGGCCCGTTCGGCATTGGTTTTTTAATGAGCATGAGCAGCTGGCGCTGCGTGAGCTGTTGACGTTGGGTTATCCGTTTGCGTTGGCTATTTACCAGCTTGAGCTGCGGCCTAATATGGATTTTAAAACGGCTGTGGTGGGGCGTAAGCGGCGGATATCGGAGCAGGGCTTGCGGGAGTTGGTTGAGCGGCGGCCCGAAAGGGGTTCTCGCTGGAGCGTGAAGAAGCGCGACAGGGCGTGGATACAGCGGCAGCTTTCGGCGCTGGAAAAAGTGGGTTTAATCAAAAAATTACCCGACGAAAAACTTTGTTTTTTGCTTGTTTTGGCTAATGTTGAAGTAGTCCGTGCAAATGAGGAGCGAGCGTATGAGCGTACAACATCTGGCATTAACTGTGCTGGCGTAACCTCTTTAAAAGAGGTTAAAAAACAACATCTTAGCGCGGTGCCTTCGGTTTTGGAGCCGGTAAAATATGGCGATGAGCGTACCGATGAGCGTACCACCTCTGAGAAGATCTTTACAACAACAAACCCGTTGGATTTTGAGCAGTTACGGTCTGTGGATATGGCAATGGTGGTAGATGCTTATCACCGGGTGTTGCCGGGGCTGGCGCCCATCCGCGCTTACGATTCGCCGGGCTATCGCAATTTGGTGGGGCGCATTTGGTTTCGTGAGCCTGTGCCTAAGCACCAGGCACCTGAGTTTTGGGGTTGGTATTTCAGGCAGGTGCGTGATTCTGATTTTTTGATGGGCCGGGCCTACAACCCTCGGTACGGTAAATTTAAAACCAATTTTAAATACCTGGTGACCGAGGGCGTGTTTGAAAAAATAGTGAATGGTGAGTTCTCGTGAGTAACGCGCAGGGCTTTGAGGCGCTGGAGCGCTTGCATAGCGCCGATGCTGAGGCGGCGGTGATTGGCTCGGTGATGCTTAATGCTGAGTCTTTTGGGTTTATGGTTGATGCAGGCTTGCGCGCTGAACATTTTTACAGCGTGGCCAACCGTTCGGTTTGGGAGGCGGTGGTTGCGAATGCAGAGGTGGGGCAGCCAGCCGACCCGATAACACTGTCTGAGGCGATGATGCGGGCCAATACGCTTGATGCGGTGGGCGGGCCGAGTTATTTGGTCGGCTTAGCGAAAGGTACGCCCAGCTCTGAAAATGCGGCTGCCTATGCGGGTATTGTGGTGCGCAAGGCCCATGAACGGCGCTGGTTGCAGTTGTTGCAGGAGTCGGTGGGGGCGTTTTTCGACCCACTGGTGGCTGACCCTGTGGCCAAGGCAGAGAAGCTGGTTATGCAGCTTGAAGGTGCGACGCCGAGCAGTGATTTGGTGCCGCTGAAAGATGCTTTGAGGGATTTTATAGCGCTGAAGGAAGACCAGTGGCAGAACCCTGGGCTGCGGGGTTTGCAGATGGGTTATCACAATATCGACCATCGGCTTAACGGCTTGCAGCCGGGTAATTTATTGGTGGTGGGTGCGCGGCCTGGCATGGGTAAAACCAATTATTTGTTAAACATTGTTCGCCAGGTGGCGTTGCAGAAGCACGACTACCAGATACTTGTTTTCTCCCTCGAAATGAATAATTCAGAGCTGGTGCAGCGCTTGGTTGGTGCGCAGGGCAGGGTGAAGGGTGGGCTGCTGAAAAGCGCTGAAGTGTTTGGCCACCCTGACAGCACGCAGCGCTTGTCGTTGGCTGTGGGTGAGCTGAAAGATTTAAACGTAAAGCTCTGTGATGCGGCGAGTTTAACCGTGGGTGAGCTTTGCGCCATGGCGCGTAGTGCCCACCGCCGCCAGCCCGTTGGCATGGTGATGATTGATTACCTGGGCTTGCTCGACAGTGATGGCCGTAGCGACACGCAGGCCTTGAAAATTGCCGACATTACCCGCGCGCTGAAGCGCCTGGCTAAAGAGTTGGGCTGCCCTGTGGGGATTGCTGCGCAGTTGAGTCGCAAGGTTGAGGAGCGCCGCGACAAGCGCCCTGTGCTGGCTGATTTGCGTGACAGTGGGGCCATTGAGCAGGACGCCGATGTGGTGCAGTTTTTGTATCGCGATGAGTATTACTACGAGGACACAAATTACCCGGGGCAGGTGGAGGTGATCACTGCCAAGCTGCGCGATGGTGAGGTGGGTACTGATTACCTGGGCTGGGAGGGGCAGTACTACCGCATGGTGTCGCAAAGCACCAAGGATGTTGATACTGGCGGCAAGGGTGGCTATTCGTATGACGCTTAATTCGAGGAGAAAAAAGATGGATGCTGGGTTTTCGGAAGGTTTGGAAAAGTTGAAAAAAGCGGTTGAAGAAAGCCCGTTTGTGCCGGGTGAATGCTTTCTGAATGAAGATTGTGGGTGCCGTGCTGCTGGTTATAGCGAGGGTGTTGAGAGCGGTTATTTTGAAGGGTTTATGGCGGGCGTTGAGAGTTCTGGTGTGACTGTGACGCCCGGTGAGAAAGTTGACCGGTTGCTTATGCAGATTTCGCGTGATGAGGCGAGCGGAGGTGTTCTTTGTGAAGTGTTGCGTGGGGTTTTGGCGCGGTTTTTGGAATGTTATGTGCAGCCGGGTGCTGATGAGGGTGCGTCGTTGTTTGGGTCTGTCTCGCGGGGTGAGGGCTAACAATGCGAAATACATTAAGTGCAGAGAAAAAAGCCAAGCTGGCGCGGTACGAGCGCGACGTTGCTGGCTGGGTGGCTAAGCATGGGCCAATACCGTTGGTGCCGGTGCAAAGGGTGGAGGTTGTGTCTAAATCGATTAGGCAGCGGGATAGGGAGCGGTTTCAGCGGGAGTGTGTTGGGGTGAGGTTGTGATGTTGCCAGAAAATGAAGTGAAGACGCTCAGTCAAATGAAAGCCGATGCCATTATGGGATTGGTTAACTCGATGATTGGTGCTTATGAACACGGCTTTGTGGATAGAGCTAACTGCTCGCTGGCTGAGGTGCACCAAGTTGCCAGGCACCATGTCAAAGACAATTACGGCATTGATACGCCAAGCATTGTGGATACCTGGGGCGAGGAACTGGCTAAAGAATGTGGGGGCGTGCTGGGTGAGTGGGTCTAAAGCGCGTAAAGCAGAGGCGCGAAAGCTGCTTCGAAAGGCTAAGGGTGATCTATTGCCTGTGGATTTAAGTGATCAGCTGTGTCCTGTGTGGATGACCAGGGCCTTTAGGAATAATCGCTGTACGGTAATGATTGATGACAATGCGGTCATGCCCGGCGGGCTGCCGGCAATAAGGGCGATGGTTCAGCGGCACGACGATAAACCTATGCCTCGGCATTGGCGAGAAATGCAGGGGATAAAAAACGAGCTGTTTGGTGATGAGGCCAGGGGTATTGAGTTTTACCCGAAAGTCTCAGAGCTGGTAGACGACCACAATATTTATTGGTTGTGGGTGTTGCCTGATTAGATTTTTTTTATGCGTGAAATTTTAAAACAAGTATTTGAGGTTAAAAATGGCCAGAGGCATCAACAGAGTAATTTTAATCGGCAACCTGGGGCAAGACCCAGAAACGCGCTACATGCCATCGGGTGGGGCGGTGACGAACGTAACCCTCGCTACTAGCGAGACCTGGAAGGATAAGCAAACCGGGCAGCCACAGGAGCGCACGGAGTGGCATCGGGTGGTGTTCTTCAATCGCCTGGCTGAAATTGCGGGGGAGTATTTGCGCAAGGGTAGCAAGGTTTACATTGAAGGCTCGCTTCGCACGCGAAAATGGCAGGACAAGGCGACGGGGGCTGATCGTTACACGACGGAGATTGTGGCCGGTGAGATGCAGATGTTGGATAGCCGTGGTGCTGATGCGGGTGGCGGGCAGGCAGGGCCGCAGCAGGCCCCAGTGGGGGCAGGGCAGCAACCGGCACCACAGGCTGCCCCGCAGGCGGCATCTGCGCAAGGTGGGCAGGGTGGCGGGTTTGATAATTTCGACGATGATATTCCGTTTTAAGTTTCGTTGGCCAGTATGTGGCTTGACCGTTGGTAACGGCGGTAGCGAAACGGCGTCCTCGTCGTCGTACATGCAAGCGTGGGCCGAGTACATTAAGGTCGAGCCGTCCAGTAAGGGGCGTTAAAGAATTAGGCTAAGTTTAGTGCGCGCCTGCCATTGCGCGAGCTGGTTTAAGTGGATGGCGAGTTTATAAAGTGTCTGGGGAGTTGGGTGATGAGCGATGAGTTACGCCCTCGGCATTATGCGGCGGCGTGTTGTGCGTTGCCGGGGCGGGTTGAGCGGCGGGCGTATTTGGCAGAGGTGGTGCCGGCGCATTTGAGGGATTGGGTGCGTTTGTATGTTGAGCTTGAGTTTGAGCGCAAGGAAAAGAAGAAAAAGCAAGAGCAGAGGGATTGGTGATGGGGCAGACAAGGTTAAGCTCATTGATAGAGGCTGGGTTCAATATCGTCATTGGCTATGTGGTGGCGCTGATATCGCAGCTGGTGATTTTCCCTGCGGTTGGGATTGATATTCCGTTAAGCACCAATTTGGTCATCGGTGCGTGGTTTACGGTGATTAGCCTGGTGAGGAGTTATGTTATTCGCCGCTGGTTTAATGCTCGGTTGCATGCTGCGGCTTTGGCGCTGTCGAAAAATGCTTGATCCTATTCAGTTAATTTTGGCCATTGTCGATGCAATTGTTCGCTTGTCGATAGCAGCTAAAAGAGAGGCGCGGTGCCACGTTAAAACCGTGAGTCTAGAGGGTAAAAGAGCCTTTCCGCCCGCTGTTTGGCGGGCAATACCTGTGCCGGATGTTTAGCCAGGGTAACGTGGGTTTGTGTTCGTTGTGGCTGGTGTGTGGTGATCAATAAGTGGGGCGGTGCAATGATTTTACGGTCGGCAAGGCAGGCGTGGGCGGTGGTGTTTGAGGGGTTGCGGGCACAGGGTTGGGGTGTTGGTGGTGGTAGTGGCGGTGGGTGCAATACGGCGGATTATCGCATTTGGGATGGTTTGACGGCGGGGCAGGTGATGACGGTTATCGATGATCTGCCGGAGCAGTGTTACACGTGGGGCATGTGGGCTTATACGGAGCCCCGCGAGAATGATGTTAACAAGCAGGCTGAGCGTGAGTTGTTTTTGCTGACGTGGCTGGCCAAGGCGCTGGATGCTGCGGGCGTGCCGGATGTGCGCAGCGATGAGGAGGGCGAGGCTGAGCAGCAGTTGCTGTTGATGCTGTTGCGCGATACTCGTCAGCGTGAGCGCAATGGCCGTGAGCTGTACAGCAAGGCGGATATGGCGCGGGCGCTGGGTGTTGACCGGCGTTGTCTTGATGCGCGGTATAAGTGGGGCCGGCGTTGTGTTGTGGCGCGACAGGCGTTGGATGATTTGATTGGCGGTGCGCTGGGGCCGGTGGCGCGGGTGGTGGGTGAGATTAATGTGCGGGCGGCTTGATGTGGGTGTGTTTATTCCCGTTTGGTTTCGTGATGATGGCGCATAAAGCTTTAGTTAACCGGAGAGGAAAGATGAGCGAAGCGAAGAGTGCTGAGTCCGAGTTGAGCGCCTTATTATGCCCACTTGAATCGATTGAATGCACATTGGCATTTGCTACAAAAGACTGGAGTATAGATAAGAATGACGCTTGGATATACGGAATTGTTGCTGGATGGGATGATGATTCATTGGCAGAGCTGCAGGATAAATTCCATTGGGGTTGCAGTGAAATTGTCAGACTCAAAAAACTGCATAAATCTTTTTGCTTGCTGAAGGTATAACAGTGCGTTAACAGGAATTAAAAAAGAAAGAAAACAGCACTTGACGGAATACGACACTTTGCCCTAGTATTCCCCATGCTGGCGCTGATTCCATTAAATATGTGATTCGTGCCATTTTTATATCAAAAGCCCGCTTCTTGCGGGTTTTTTTATGCCCGGAGTTTATATGTTAGGACACAGTGATGCGGTGGTCGAGAGTTGGCTGGTGCGGATTGTTGGGCATGAGGGTGGGTTTTCTGATGACAGGCTTGATCCGGGTAATTGGACGGGCGGTGTTATTGGTCAGGGCTCGCTGAAGGGTACGAAGTTTGGCATTAGCGCGAGAAGCTACCCGGATTTGGATATTGCGGGCCTTGTGTTGCCTGACGCGGTGGCTATTTATCAGCGTGATTATGTGCGCCCGTTGAAGTTGGGCCAGTATCGTGACGGCGTGGCGTTTCAGTTGTTGGATTTTGCGGTTAATGCGGGGCCTGATCGGGCTATTCGTCGTTTGCAGCGAGCTGTTGGTGTTGGTACTGATGGTGTTGTTGGGCCGCTAACATTGGCGGCACTTGAGGCGCGCAGTGAGGGTGATGTGATTATGTTGCTGGTGGCTGAGCGCATTGAGTTTTTGACGTATTTACGCAATTGGCCGGATGCTGGCAAGGGCTGGATGCGGCGGATGGCTGATAATTTACGGTTTGGTGTTGTGGATGTTAGTAATCAATGAGCCATTCGGATCATGTTGACCGTGTTGGCGAGGTTGGTCTGGCAATGGCTGGTCATAAGGTTACGGCAGCGGGTGGCGGTTTGGCGATTAGTAGTGGTGCCGTCGGCTGGTTGGCTGAGAATCATTTGCTGTTGTCGAGCTTCGGTATTTTGGTGGGCATTTTGGTGGGCCTGTATGGGCTTGTGCTGCAGCGTCGGCGTGATAAGCGGGAGCAGATTGAGCATGTTGCGAGAATGGAGAGTATTACAGGGGGCGAGTAAGTTGCATGGTTAGCAGGCAGGTGGACGTAGTTATTGATGTGATAGATAAATCCGCTGGTAGTAGGCTTGTTCGTAAGCCCTTGGCCATTCTGGTGCATGGGTTTAACGTGTGGGACGGTGGACGTGCGACGGTGGGTAAGTTGCGACCGTTTCTATCGGCTGAATGCGTGCCTTATATCATGATTAATTATGGTCATGTGGGGCTGCTTGGTACGCGGTTAAAGAATAAGAAGATTGCTTTGCGTGTCGCTGAGGCGGTGTGCACGGCTGTTGATGCTGGGTATAAGCCGGTGGTGATTGGGCATTCAAATGGGTGCGCGATTATTCATTTGGCGATGAATATGGTTGATTCTGTGTGCCCTGGTGCGGTTGATGTTGTTTATATCAATCCTGCGTTGAAGAAGGATGCGCGGGCCTCTGCTGCTGTTAATAATCTGGCAGTGTGGCACAGCCCGAGTGATAAGCCTGTGCGGTGGAGTAAGCGGCTGTTGCCGTCGAGTGCCCGCCCTTGGGGTGAGATGGGCGCAACTGGGTTTGTTGGCCACGATAAGCGGGTGATGAACTACAACAAAGAATTGATGACGCCGCCCAGTAAAAGCCATTCAGATATGTTCAGTGCTGAGCTGCTGCCGTTTTACGGCCCGCTAGTGGTGGATGGTGTGGCGTTGGGTGGTGGGTAAGGCACGCAAGTGGTGTTCTAAGTGTAAAGAGCCGCATGCAGGGCAGTGCCCGAAAAGTGGTTGGAAAGGTTACAGGCATAAGCAAGGGTCTTCTGGCCGTGGTGGCACGACTTGGCAGAATAGGCGCAAGCGAATTTTTGAGCGTGACGGCTATCTATGCCAAGAGCATAAGCGCTTAGGTAAGCTCGTGTCGGTATCACTTCATGGGATAAATCACGGGGTTTGTGATCACATAACTCCGCTTGCAGAAGGTGGCAGCGACGATGATGAGAACCTTCAAACGATCTGTCAGTCCTGCGATAAGACAAAAACAGCACAAGAAGCGCGCAGGGGTAGGGGGTAGTCAATACCTCACGCCCTGCAGCATATACACCGCATCCTAACTTACATTTTA